ACGGTACGACTTTAGGCTCCATCTCGCTTAGAAAAGATCAAACGCCATCACAGGAATTCGTTCTGCTGATGAATGGTCACAAAGGCACGACCTCAGCTCCTAATTTCATCACGGCTTCCTTCGATATGTTCTCCACCAACTACATATCGAACGTATTCAATCTCACGGCTTCATTGATACAAGAAAAAGGTCACTACCTTGCAGCTCATTGGGACATCTACCCCTCTCACGCTGTCGTGACTGGTACGGGAGTCGTATCTGCTGGCGCCGACGTGGCTTCAGATTCAAATAGAATACTAGACACTGAGAGATCAGTCTTTTTGATCACGTCTTCGTTGTCTAGAAACGTTGGATCGACGACGGTCCCAAATTATGAATCTTTCAGAGATCGATTCACTCACGCATCCACGCCTTGGATAATTTCTCAAAAACTTTTAGGAAAGCACGAAAATCTTTTCAAGCTCCATGCCCTTGACGCGGGGGCGAACGTATCCAACAGCTACAAGGTGACAATTCATGACGTACGTCCTAAGTCAGAAGGAAGTCCATACAAGTACGGTTCGTTCAGCCTGTCTGTGAGGTTGATAGATGATCCAGATAACGAAGACTCTAAACCGCTTGAAACCTTCAACGACCTGACGCTGGATCCATCTTCTGCCACTTACATCTGTAAAGTGATAGGAGACGTAAACGTCTACTACGATTTTGACAGACCTCCTGACGACCAAAGGATGGTGATCGAAGGCAATTATCCCTTAAAGTCTAGATACGTTAGAGTTGAAGTATCTGAAGAGGTTCATAACGCCACTCTGAATCCTGCGGCCATCCCGATGGGGTCCCGAGGAATTTCACACATAGTTACTTCCGGCTCGGCTCCGCTAGCTCCATTGGGCGGCTCGGATATTCTACCTCTGGTCGATCAATACTACCTGCGAAATTCCGTGGTTCCTCCTCTACCAATGAGGCTAAACAACAAGGCAACAGGTAACAGCACTGACCCTCCGACGAAGAAGCCTTGGGGACCTATATTCGTTCACTCAAGTCCATTCGACTCGAACGATTTGCCAAACTCAAATCTCAATAAATCTTTCAACGCTTTTGCGCTTCACTATCCTGACCACTCGACGACAACTCTAAACTTTTCCGTGAGAGACAACGAGGGAACGCCCGACTCTACCACGAATGGGATATTGGACGCCGATAGGTTCTGTAACAACCTATTCACTTTAGAAAATGTCAAGGTGTTGACCGGTAGCAGCGGAATCATCGAGTGGGGCTCTGCCGAGTATGTTCGTCACGGCTTCGTCGCGGTCGATGATGATGCAAAGACACGAGGGATCAACGTCTCTGATCTTCTATTGAAGAAAAACAGAGACTATCTAAGCTTTAATGTGATGTTCCAAGGAGGATTCGACGGGATCAACATCTTCGACTCTGATGAAGCTGCCATCAATGACGTCGCCGTCAGAGGAGACATGGAGGACATTGCACGAGGCGGATTGAACGGTTCAGCCGTGGTCTCTCACAGAAAAGCGATAGACATCATCAAGAACACAGTCAATGCGGACATCGGCGTCATGGCCATCCCTGGAATAAGAGAACGCGTGATCACTGACGTCGCCGTGCAGGCGGCGGAAGAAAGAATGGACACTCTCTATATCATGGACATAGAACAGTACGATTCAGGCTCAAATCCCATGTCCATGTCGGCTCTAGGCAAGTCCAACGCACCCTCAACGTCATTGACCATTGCGGCTCTTAAAGAACGCGGCGTGAACTCATCCTATGCAGCCGCATACTACCCCGACGTGATAATAACCCCTGATCAATTGCCTGATCAGGAGATAATCGTCCCACCCTCCGTGGCCGTCCTCGGCGCCATCTCACTCAATGACTCTGTCGGAGCTCCATGGTTCGCTCCCGCCGGCATGACCCGAGGCCGTCTCACAACGGCCCTACAACCCGTGATCAACTTCGACGAACCCACGATCGATAACCTGTACATCAACAACATAAATCCACTCTACGCGACGACAAACATAAAACAACTATCCCCAGCCCAAACGTCAGGCGTCGTCATCTGGGGTCAAAAGACGCTGCTGCTATCGACAGAATCTTCTCTAGGCAGAATAGCCGTCCGCAGGCTGCTCATCGATGTACGCAAGGCCGTCAGACAAATTGCTCTACAATTCCTCTTTGAACCAAACGTAGAGAGAGTGTCAACCGTCTTCGCCTCACAGATCACAGAATACCTGTCGTCCGTCCGCGCCCGCAACGGCCTCCAATCCTTCAAGGTGAACATAGAATCACCCCTAAAATCTAGACAAAACGTCGAAAACAACTTGCTCAAGGGCAAAATCTACCTCCAACCCCCAAAGACCCTTGAATTCGTCTCACTGGATTTCATCATCTCGAACGGTCTACAGTCCGAGATTTGAAATATTTTTTGTTATATCATCTTTTGTGAATAATTATGTTAGTTCCAATAGCAGGAGAATTCTACAATGGCCGAAACTCTTGACGTCACGTCAATGATTCCAAACAAGTTTGAACCAAAGCGTAAGAACCGCTGGGTCCTCATGATTGAAGGCATCGACGCCTACATCATCAAGACAGCGGCTCGTCCACAAATCACGACAGAAGAAGTCCCAGTCCCGTTCATCAACTCAACCCGCTACCTCGCAGGCAAAACGACGTTCAGCACCATGGGCGTCACCCTCCACGACCCAATCGCTCCATCAGGCGCGCAACAGGTCATGGAATGGATCCGCCTCCACTTCGAATCGGTCAGCGGCCGCGCGGGCTACGCCGACTTCTACAAGCGTGACATCCAACTCAAGATGCTCGACCCCGTCGGCACCGTCATCGAACTCTGGGACATCAAAGGCGCATTCATCACGGATGCTAACTTCAACGAGGTCACCTACGAGGACGGAAACCCAACGGAAATATCACTAACTCTCCGTTTCGACAATTGCGTGCTGCAGTTCTAGAAAAAGTCTTATACCAAATCATAAAGTGATGTATAATTACCTCTGTGGCGTCAAGCTGCAGAGGTTTTATGCTTAAATGTCCCCAATGCGACTTTCAAATTGAAAGCATCAATTCCCTTAGAATTCATGCTTCAAAAAAACATGATATTTCAAGCGAAGATTTATACATTCAAGTTGTGCTAAAAGGAATTAAACCAACGTGCGAATGTGGGTGTGGTTCCGATACAAAATTTAACGGATTGGTGAATGGATACTCTAAGTTTGTATGGGGTCATGCTTCGAAAGTGAACAATAATTGGGGTCACAACAAAGAAGCCTTCAAGAAAAGTCTCACAACCAGAAGAAAAATGTGGGAAAATGGTGAAATTCAAGGATGGTGTAAGGGATTAACGAAGGACGATCCAAGAATAGCATCAATCATTGAAAAGATGAATACTCCTGAAAGATCTGAAAAAATATCCAGATCTTTAACAGGAAAATCAAAATCAGAATCTCATAAACAAAAAATCTCAGAGCATATGAAATCTTATTGGGGCAAAGAAACCAATCGAGAACGTCAAAGCTTGGAGCAAGCTGAGAGAGTAAAAAATGGATTGCTGACTAAATGCACTCGCGTTCATGGATATTTCAATAACTCTAAGAAATCATCTAAGCCTAATGTTTATTACAGGTCATTATTCGAATTAAATGCGATTCTACATTTAGAATCAAACGAAGATGTTATTTCTTATACGTTTGAACCTTACAACATCGAATATTCATTTGAAGGAAAAATTAGACATTACATCATTGATTGTTTAATAGAGTATAAAGACGGAACAAAACGTATTGTAGAATTTAAACCAAATTGCCATGTTACTCATGACAAAAATGTCGCCAAATTTCAATCTGCTCAAAAATTTGCAACCGAAAATGGTTTCATATTTGAAATATGGACAGAAAAATCTCATAGATTTTTGTCAAGCTAACATGACGTTCAAAATACTTTGATTTTCAACTACGTAGCGTGGTCAAATTTTTCTCACGTTCTTTATTTACGCGTAAGAAGCTGTGTTTAGTATATAATAAGCTTCTTTTTATAAAAGGAATAATAGATGAGCACAGAAGAACGTGAG